CTGTCAGAAGTCTACCACAAAATGGCAAATCTACTAATTACACTTTACAATCCACTGACAACGGGCAAATGATCAATGTTACCAGCGGAAATATTACTGTGCCTGCCAATGTGTTTGTCAGTCCATTCGGACAAATTGTTAGTATATTCAATAATCAAAACGCATCCAACGCAATAGTACAGGGTTCCGGAGTGACAATGAGATTGGCGGGAACAGCATCCACTGGTAGTAGAACATTGGCCAGATACGGTGTGGCCACAGTGATTTGTGTAGCAGCCAATACCTTTGTTATTTCAGGTGCAGGACTAACATAATGACACAGCAGGCTCTACTTATGACGCCTGTGCCTATATTAGTAGCCAGCGTGTTAGGATCTACCGTGTCGACCGCCGGTGTAACATCTATATCAATTCCAGCCACTGCCGAAGGCGATCTCATCATAGCATTTGGAAGCAACAGAACCAACACAGCCAGTCCTACTCCTGCAGGATGGACTTCGATCGCTACTGGCATTGCTAACCCGTTTGGCACAGACAGCGACCGTAGCACAAGAATGGTGTATCAATTTACAGATGGATCAGCTCAGACTCTGACATTCGATGGCGGCAGTGCTACCGCCAGCACAGATCCTTATTCAGGATGTTTAATATTCCGCGGCGTGTCTGAAGTGGGTGCAGGTGCTGGAGTTACTACTACCGCCACCGGCACAACATTGGCCATACCCACACTGACCGTAAATCGTGTGCCTGCTACTGTAGTGGCATTTAGTTTTTATGATGGTATTACAGCCGCTCCAGCGGGTTGGACTGTAACCAATGGTATGGCCTATGCTGAGTATTTGACAGCGTGGGCAGGTGGTAACTTCACACTCGGTGCTACAGCCGCTGAAATTGGCACCGTTGTAGAAATTTATTAATCAAACCAGTTGATTTCAACCAATCGTTAGTGTATACTAACTAAATGTTTAACGCTGTACAAGACTATACTCTAAGTATACTGCCGTCTAAGCGGCGGCGAAGCCAAAGTGGCTGGCTGAGTTTTAATGCAGTATGCTGCCATCATAATGGCGATAGCCCAGATACCAGAGGTCGAGGCGGGTGCATTACTAATCCGGATGGCGGAGTCAGTTACCATTGTTTCAATTGTCAATTCAAAACCAGCTATCAACCTGGCAGACCATTAAGTTTTAAATTTCGTAAATTACTAAATTGGTTGGGTGCGGATCCAACAGAAGTCAAACGATTGGTAATCGAAGCAATTCGAGTTAAAGAATTAATCCGACCCGAAGATATTCGAGAGCCCGCGGAAGAAGTAGTATTTGAAGCCAGATCGTTGCCCCAGGAAGCACAGAGCTTTTTGGCCCTGGCTGAATTTTATAAACTGGCAGAGTATCAAAGCACACCAAAATTGTTCACTGATGCGGTACACTACTCACTGGATAGAAAAATTGATACTATCAAGTATGATTTATATTGGACTCCTGAAATAGAGCACAAACTAAATCACAGAGTTATTGTGCCGTTTGTCTACAAAGGTGCTATAGTGGGATACACTGCCAGAGCCACAGTGGATGGTATTAAGCCCAAATACCACAGTAATCATCCGGCCAACTTTGTGTTCAACATGGACCGTCAATTGCCCACGAGTAAGTTTGTGTTGGTAGTGGAAGGACCGTTTGATGCCATGAGCGTGGATGGAGTCAGTGTACAGACCAATGAAATCAGTGAGCAGCAAGCAGAAATCATTGAAGGGCTAGGTCGAGAAGTGATATATGTGCCGGACTTTGACCAGCACTTAAATAAACAAGGCCGACCAGTGTGGCCAGGACTGGCAGCAGTTGAACAGGCCATTGAATATGGATGGTCTGTGTCGTTCCCAGTTTGGCGTGAGACCTGCAAAGATGTCAACGCAGCAGTGATTAAATATGGTAAACTGTTTGTGATCAAGGCCATACTCGAAGGCAAAGAATCAAATAGTTTGAAAATTAAATTGATAGCAGGTAAGATATAATATATGAGTAAAGAATACACCACCGACCTACAACGACTATTTTTGGAAATGATGGTCCAAAAATCTGAAAGCTATGTACGAGTTCAAAACATCTATAATCCGGAGAACTTTGATCGTAGCATACGCAGTGCGGCCAAGTTTATCAAAGAGCATGTGGATGAACACAAAGCCATGCCCACTGCTGAACAGATTTTAGCTGTGACCACTGTGGCGCTAAAGCCGCTGCCAGATTTAACTGACAGCCATTATGATTGGTTCATGGGAGAATTTGAAGGCTTTACTAAAAAGCAAGAACTGGAACGAGCCATACTAAAATGCGCAGACATGTTGGAAAAAGGCGAGTATGACCCAGTGGAAAAGATCATCAAGGATGCAGTGCAGATCAGTTTAACCAAAGACATGGGCACTGAATACTTTGAAGATCCTAGGGCTCGACTGATGAAAATCAAAAGTAACAATGGACAAGTGAGTACAGGCTGGCCGACCATGGATCAAAGATTGTTTGGTGGTATGAATCGAGGTGAACTCAATATCTTTGCTGGTGGTTCGGGTTCGGGCAAGAGTTTGTTCATGCAGAACATTGCCATCAACTGGGTCACACAAGGACTTAATGGTGTGTTTTTAAGTTTGGAACTCAGTGAAGAACTGTGTGCCATGCGTATGGACAGTATGGTGGCAAATGTCAGCACCAAAGAAGTGTTTAGAGATTTGGATAATGTTGAACTCAAAGTCAAAATGGCAGGTAAGAAGAGTGGCAGTCTGCGTATCAAGTACATGCCAGCACAGAGCAATGTGAATCAAATTCGTGCGTACTTGAAAGAATTGGAAGTACAGACAGGTCGTACGACAGACTTTATCATGGTAGACTATCTAGACTTGGTCATGCCAGTCAGCGCCAAAGTCAGTCCCAATGACCTGTTTGTCAAGGACAAGTATGTTAGTGAAGAATTGCGTAACTTGGCCAAAGAGTTTAACATCTTGATGATAACTGCCAGTCAGTTAAATCGCAGTGCAGTGGAAGAAGTTGAATTTGATCACAGTCATATCAGTGGTGGTATCAGTAAGATCAATACTGCGGACAATGTGTTTGGTATCTTTACCAGTCGTGCAATGCGGGAACGGGGCCGCTACCAGATTCAGTTGATGAAAACTCGTAGCAGCAGCGGTGTTGGTATGAAAGTTGACCTTGACTTTAATCTCGAAAGTCTGCGTATTACAGATCCCGGAGAAGATGCACAGGGTACGCCGGGATTTTTAAAACCACAGACCACTAGTATTATGGCCAGTATCAAAGCCAAAAGCAGTGTAGATGGTGATAGTGGCAGCGCAGCTAATCAAGGTTGGAAGAAACCCGAAGGCGGCACTCATGTGTGGGACAAGCCCTTGGTGCGAGCAGATGGCGAAGTACAGAACAGCAAACTTAAAGCAATGCTGGCAGGCCTGAAGAAAGTAGAGTAATGATCTGTTACGATGCTTACAAAAATATAAATCTTGTTACTAAGCAAAGTAACTTAGAAGTTTCGTCTTGTTGCTTGATTCCAACAACACCGTCGACTACGATTAATTTTTATAATTCGGAGCAATTGATCAGAGTCAGGCAGGCATGGGACAAAAATGAATTTCCCGAAGAATGTGCAATTTGCAAAGAAGAAGAGGCCCAGCATAGACTTAGTAGGCGTCAAGGTGTAAATAAATGGTATGAAGATAATAATTATGCCAATACAACCGTCGAATTAATACGACTTGATTATTGGACTGGTGATACTTGTAATTTAAGATGTGCAATTTGTGGGCCTCAGAACAGTAGTTCGTGGAAACAAGAATTAAATTTCCCCAAAGAATTAAAAAAAGTTTCTAATAATATATTTTGGAAAAAATTAAATTTATCATCTTTACGATACATACACTTTAACGGCGGCGAACCGTTACTCAATAAAGAGCATGTGAAATTTTTACATGCTATGCCCGATAAAAATAAAGTGCATTTAAACTATAATACCAATGGGTCTGTTTTACCGGGTGCAGAATTAATAGAATTGTGGAGAAAGTTTAAATTAGTACAACTTGATTTCAGTATAGATGACATTAACAGTCGATTCGAGTATCAGCGGTATCCTGCTAACTGGAAAGAAGTAACAGAAAATCTACAATGGTTTATCGATAATAGTCCAGTAAATTGCATGTTTGCTGTTAATACTACTGTTAGTATCTTAAATCATGCAAATTTGTCAAATTTGAATAATTGGCTGACTGTTAATTTTTACACAAATCGCGTAACAGATCCGATCCAGCATAGATTGCAACAAGCTAGTGGAGTGTTCAGTATCAATAATGTAGAACATCGAAATGATGCACGAAAATTTTTAGATGACTGTGACGCTCGCAGAGGAACCAATTGGCGAGAGACATTTCCGGAACTAATTCAAATTTTATAAATATAGTTAATCTGGAGCAGTATTTTGCAGAAAAAAACCCGTAGTCTATTAGAAGAGCTAGACACCCTTCGTCTACACAAAGATCGCGAAAATCTGGTAGAATCACGAGCCAACCATGTGATAACTGGGGCCATTAATCTCATACAATTTATACGCGAAAACTATGACGCTGCTCAAGCAGAAGAATTAGAGCGTAGATTACTGAACAGCATCCGTGCCCAAGACAGCAGTAAGTTTAGCCGCGGTGTCAAAAGGTTAAAAAATGAAAATTAAAGAAGTTATTGCCGAAGGTCTACAGGATTGGCTTGACGATCGTAAAGAGAAAAAAGAAGAAAAGATGCTATCCCAGGTAAGAGCAGGCTTGCCTGCCACTGCATTGAAACAGTTCCAGAAAGAACTTAGAGAATCTAACATAGATATCAATAATCCTGGCCAAACCGATCTAGCATCATTAATCCAAAATTTTGCACTGAATTATTTTGGAGTAGGCGACAACAAATATCAGTTCCAACTAGAAGAAAAAGTAGCAGCCGTAATTAAAGA